TCTTGTGGTCGAATCTCACCTGATAATACTTTTTGCTGTATACGTTTTCCAATCTTCTTGAAAGAATTCTGCAAAAAATCGGGCTTATTCTTGAATACACTCATAAGTAGTTCAATTGCCCCAGAAGGATTCTTTTCAAGTTGTGCAACTGTGGCTTCATCAAGACCAAAATCCTCTGGTTTTATGTCGCGTACAATCTCGTGCGCAAACTTCGCTAAATGACCATTCATGAATTTCTCAGGAAGTTTGAATCCTCCTAAACCACCACCGCCACCGCTAGCATCCATACCGCCTTCAAACATCTTCCCCAACTTTTCCGCAATATTCGCAAATTCAGATGTATCTAATTTGGATTTGAACATATTCATGAAATCCCCCATTGCATTAATATTGAAACTTGATTCGAGTCCTTCAAACATGGAAGAAGATCCTCCATCACTGAGTACAATGCAGAATGACAGAAGTGTAAGATATTCCTGAATAGCAGTATGGGTTTTCTCTGAAACATCTGCCCATAGTTCAGCAGTCAGTACAACACCAGGCAAAATACATCCAGGACAGACAGTAGTATCGCGTTTTGGATTGCCAGCAGTAGGCAGTACTTCCTCCCTAAAACGACGAACACGTTCTTCAGAAGTAAGCAAAAAAGCAGCATCAATACCTGCGGATAATTCTGGATAAACCTCCTTCAATTCAGCAACAAATTCATTATATTTTTTATTGAACACATCGAACAGTGAATTATCCATTTACTATGTTGCTTTTCAATAAGCTTTATATTGTTGTAATTATAACACATACATTTATGGAATATATATGTTATATTTTTGAAAGATCACCGAATTAATAATTAAACGCCTTTGCAAGTTTTACAGAGAGCACATAGTACCTTCAGATATTTTAGAATAGCACTCTGATTTGTCTCGGACATTGTTGCCCAATGTTTATCAAATAGAGTAATTGCTGGCATAATTTCATTGAATTGATGCTTAATTTTTTCACGACCACCAATAATGATGGCATTAATATCTTCATTTTGAATTGCTGTGGCAAATTCGGAATATACATGCTCGTAGAATAGATCTAGAAGGAGTCGTGGATTAATCTTCTTCGCACCACGAATTGCCTCACATGCCATTTTAATCTCCTTTTCTTCTGGAAATGTCACCTCCAACTCTTCAAAGAAGTTCACAAGATTCGTAGTAAATGCTGTAAGACTCGACATTCTATAATTAGTATTCAGTTTTCACTATATGAACTATTAACACAATTCTTAAGTACATTATGATCGCATAATTGGTTGTGGCATTCCTGTGTCACGTGATTTCATATACATTTCCATCTGTTTATCAAACATCTCCTCCTTTTTCGATTTCTTATCATTCGTTCCTACAATGGTTGGCTGTGGTATATTTGGCGACATTCCTGGTCCTGCACCACCTCCAATGAATTCATATGAATGAGCCATACTATATCCTCCATTACCTTGTGCACTTGTATCAGCATCTAAAAAACTGTATGGATCTGATCCACCTCCCATACCCATTTCACTAGAGACAAATGCGGCGGGTTCAAATTGTTGCTGTGCACCATTCTTTGCAGCATTATTCAATATACGCTGCTGTCCAATCCAATTGAATACTTCACCATCTGTTCGAGGCTCATTTTCACCGTTAATAATAAGTGTAGGTACTTTCTTTAACCAATCCGGAAGTTTTGGTCTATTAGGTGATGGATCAACACAAATGAAATTGAAGTCGTTTTTATATGAAGTTTGTGCTAGTTCCTGTAAAAAGGCTTTGGACCATTGACACTTATTTGAATAAAAACATATGTGTTTCTTTGACATATTATACACCTTTATGAGTATTATTTGACTTTCTTGTTGTCATTCAAATCACACAATAATATAAAAATTTGATTTGCCAGGAAATACATAAACATATATTATTACATTTTAAGAAGATATTGAAGGTGAAATGTTTACCAATATTAAGAAAGACTCAACTGATCCTCGTGTTTATACATTTACTCTAGATGAATCACATGTAACATGGGCAAATACATTACGTCGTATTATGCTTACTGGTGTTGAAACGGTTGCATTCCGTAGTTCAGACAATAATGAAGTAGCTTCGGATATTATTGTAGAACATAATGATACTCCTATGACAAATCAGACACTTGCACATCGCATTTCACTCCTTCCAATTAACATTAAAGATCCACTCAAATGGAAATCCGAAGATGTCACATTTCGTCTCAATGTTGTGAATGATTCAAATGATAATATGGATGTCGTTGCAGGTCAATTTGAAATATATCAGAAGAACAGTGAGGGCGAAGATGTAAAGATTAGAACAGATGCATTCTTCCCACCCAATAAACAAACAGGTGAAACAGCCCTCATTGCTGTTTTGAAACCACGAAGTATCGGCTCAAAATCCGCCACAGGTGAAAAGATCACATTATCTGCTCATGCAACTATTGGAACAGGACGTGAAAATGCAGCATTCATCCCTGTATCACAATGCTCATATACATATTCTCGTGATAATAATGAAGAACGTATTAAATCGGCCTTCGAGAAATGGCTTATTAATCATAAGAAAGTGAATCCTCGAAGCCTAGACAATGAAGATATGGCCGAGAAAAAAAAAATGTATATTCGTGAATTCAATACAATGGAAATTGCTCGTGTATATAAAGTTAATGAACACGATGAACCATATTCATTCGATTTTGTAGTTGAGAGTATTGGTATATTAGATGTACCATATATTGTACGACGTGCTTGTGAAGTTGCTGAAGCAATGTGCGCACGATATGTTAATGTAGATACTGGTGCACTTCCTGATGAAGTGACTATTAGCCCAGCTGATTCTCGTGTTATTGGATTTGATTTCGTATTCCGTGGACATGATCATACTCTCGGTAATATGCTACAAACATGGCTTGTTGAGAAACATGTTGATGGTGGTGCGTCACCAGCTGTAACATTTGCTGGTTATAAAGTACCACATCCTCTTCGTGATGAAATGGTTCTTCGAATTGGTGTTGCAGATGGTAAAGAAGCGACCGCACGTCAAGCTCTTGCTGCTGCTGCACGTGGTTGTGTTGCTCTATGGAGAACATACCGTGATGCATGGATACGTTCAATCGAGCCACACGCAATTGAGGATTCTACTATTGTTAAACCGGCCACTGCACCACGATCACTGCGTATTGTTCGACCATCTGTAGCAACCAAATAAATCATGCCGTGAATGTGTGTGTGTTTAAAAATATACAAATAATTATTAATTATTATAACAATGGATGATATAATAATTGATAATACAGAGTTATTGAATCGTATTCGTGGATGTTTTTTTGGTTGTGCTGTAGGTGATGCATTCGGTGCAGCAGGTGAATTTGGTCATCGACGTCCTGAAGAAGATTCATCCAAACAAATCACTACAATGCTCCCTGTAAAACACTTCAAACTACCAGCCGGTTCATGGACAGATGATACATCTATGATGCTCTGTTTGGCTGAAAGCATCGTCAAATATGGTTATTTTGATCATCGAACTACAATGAAACTCTATTTGCAATGGTTGGCTCGTGGTCATAATTCTGTAACAGGATATGCATTTGATGTAGGTAATACATGTCGACGTGCAATTGTAGAATACAGTACAAAGGGTTATTTACCTGCTCGTACCGCGGATGAATACTGTCAATCAAATGGCTGTATAATGCGTCTTGCACCTGTTCCTATATTTTATGCATATGATTGTAATGAAGCCGCACAAATGAGTGGAGAATCTGCGCTGACTACACATGCGCATCCTGTATGTAAGAGAACCACAGAACTATTTGGTTGGTTACTGGCTGCTGCAATTGGAGCAGATTTATATGGTCCACGATCAAAAGATGAACTCCTACATTTCAAGGGTGCTCCTGCATGGCTACTTGAAGGATATGAACCTACTGTCGGCAAACCTGATCTATCTGCTTTGCGACCCGTTATTAATGGAGATTATTTGAATAAAGTGCGTACAGATTTGGATAGTACTGGTTATGTTGTAGCTGGTCTTGAAACAGCATTATGGGTGTTTGCACATACAACTAATTTTAGAGATGGGCTTGTATATATTGTAAATCTTGGAGGAGATAGTGATACATTAGGAGCTATATATGGAATGTTAGCAGGAGCATATTATGGATATGATAGTATACCCGGTGAATGGTATGATGCATTACAAGGAAAAGATATATTAAATGCAGTTTGGTCACCATTTATTAAATCCGTTTTTGAATTGAATGATGATCATTATGAAAATATTATGAATAAATAAATGAATACGGTTATTGCGGGTGAAAAGAATCCAGCTCTTAATAATTTGCGTAAAAACTCACGTCAAATGGGTATGTTAAATGCTGCTTTACATGAACCTGGTGTTGTTGGACAAAATGCTGCAGCTGCTGCGACAAATATTACACAGCCTGATGTTCTTGCTGGAATAAACATGAATAGAAACTCTATGGCTCGTAATAATTCACTAACACCTGTGGAAGAACAGGAGAATATGGGTGAAACTATTGTTGAAGGTAATAAGGAGACCGAAAATAAGGGATTCCTTAGTTCATTATTTGGTGGTCGTCGTAGACGACGTCAGACAAAGAAACGCCGCACCATTAAGCGTAAAATCTCTAAGAAACATCGTACTAATAAACGACGTGCTGGTGCGAAGAAACATACCCGTAAGAGCCGTCGTAACAGACGTAATTAAATACTAATATAATGATATAATACCATTTAGATTATTACATTATATTATTTATGACTTGTGCTACATTTAATCAACTTCATCAACACGAGGATGTACATCAGCGCTTTCAGAATCAGTAGTTCCATTTACAGAATCTTGTTCAGAGGGACTCATATTCTGATATACTTTCATGAGAAGAGGTTGTACAACATCTTGAATTTCCTTCTGCTTCTCGGTATATACTTCCTTCTCTTCTGAAGCATGTTCCTCAAGCCATGAAATACCATCCTTCACAACTTGTGACGCCTTCTCATAATCCTCTTCTGACATCTTCCGCTTCAGTTCAGAATCAAGACTATTACGTAGATTATAGAGATAACTTTCGTAACCATTCTTCGCCTCTACACGCTCATATTGAGCCTTATCATCCGCTGCAAACTTCTCGGCCTCTGATACCATACGTTCAATATCATCCTTTGAAAGACGAGCCTTATCATTTGTAATAGTAATATTCTTGGATTTACCACTGGATTTCTCACAAGCGGATACATTAAGAATACCATTGGCGTCGAGATCATATGTGACTTCGAGCTGTGGTACACCACGAGGCATAGGAGGAATACCTTCAAGAGTGAATTCACCAAGCATGTGACAATCACGAGTAAATTGACGCTCACCTTCGAATACACGAATAGTAGCAGCAGGTTGATTATCACTGTATGTAGAGAATGTTTGTGTCTTCTTTGTGGGGATTGTAGTATTACGTTTAATAAGAGCAGTCATTACACCACCTGCAGTTTCAATACCGAGTGTAAGAGGAGTCACATCAAGTAGTACAATATCACTCGTCTTATCGTTGGAGTCCTTGCCGGCAGTGAGAATGTGTGCTTGAACAGCTGCACCATATGCAACGGCTTCATCAGGATTTACACCGTCATTTAGTTTTTTACCGCCAAAGTAGTCTTGAACCATTTGACGAATCTTTGGAATACGTGAAGAACCACCAACCATCACAATTTCATTAACGCGATCCTTGGAAATCTTGGAATCATGTAGAACTTGTTCAAGAGGTGTCATACAACGCTTGAAAGCAGCTTCACATAGCTGCTCGAATTTGGCACGAGTCAGTGTAACACTGAAATCGACACCATCAAAAAGACTATCTACTTCAATCATTGCTTGATTAGAGGATGATAGAGTACGTTTTGCACGCTCTGCAGCTGTACGAAGACGACGAAGAGCACGAGGACTCTCCTTCAGACCTGCCACCGAACCAGCATTCTTTTTACCAAACTCTGCCACACACCAATCTACAATACTATTGTCAAAGTCCTCGCCGCCTAAGTGCGTGTCGCCGGCTGTTGCTTTGACTTCAAATACACCATCATCAATAGACAATAGTGAAACATCGAATGTACCACCACCCAGATCATAGATAAGCACATGCTTCTCGCCATCTGCACACTTATTATCAAGACCATATGCTACAGCAGCTGCAGTAGGTTCATTTATAATACGTAGAGGATTAAGACCAGCAATAATAGCAGCATCCTTGGTAGCTTGACGCTGTGCATCATTGAAATAGGCAGGTACAGTAATAACGGCATCCTTTACAGTTTCACCCAGATATGCCTCTGCAGTTGCCTTCATCTTCTGTAGAACCATGGCAGAGATCTCCTCAGGACGAAATTGTTTTGTTTCACCCTTGTAATCTACCTCAATAAGAGGCTTTCCAGATTCACCTTCAACTACATTGAATGGCCAGAGTTTACGATCAGATACTACAGTAGGGTCCGTGATTTTACGACCAATAAGACGCTTTGCATCGAATACTGTATTACGAGGATTACTGGCAGCATTTGACTTCGCAGAATCACCAATTAGACGCTCAGAATCAGTGAATGATACATATGAAGGGGTTGTACGATTACCCTGTTCATTAGCAATTACTTCCACCGCTCCATTTTTGAAGACGGCAACACAAGAATAGGTAGTACCCAAATCAATTCCAATAGCGTAACCCATTTTATCTACATCATATACTGTCAACGACTTTTAAGTCATTTTATAAATCAGAAAGTACCATATTTAATATCATATTTATACAAAAAGCAAAAATATAATATTATATTCGTTTTTATTTATATTTTATAAATGCGTGCATGTGATTGTGCTGTATTATTAGCACTCAACATCCATATCTTGTCCATTTGATCGTGATTGACGTTTATCATAATTCATTACAAATAGAAGTCGTGGTGTAGGAACTGTATTCACATACTGCACAACATCCGTCTTTTTTAGTGGTCTGCGTTTTCCACCCTCAGGAACTGTCTGATTCATATATGCTGTTTGCAGTGCTGTCAAATGTACATGATACTTTTTATCAATTGCTGCCATCTTCATAGTATGTTCTTTATGAACCTTGCAATAGAGATCGAATAGTGTTCCAGTAAATTCACGAACCCATTTCTCATATTGCTCGAATGCTGTACGATCTTCAGGATAATATACAAGATATGCATCAATCATATTTTGTGCACGAAGAGAGAAGAAGCGTTCATCAGTACGGTTTGTTGCACCGCGCAATGTACGAATCATACGATATAGGATTGAGCGAATACGCCATCTATGACCCTTATCATCTTTAATAATAAGTCCCTGCCAATCCCACGACTTGGTTCCAGCAATTTGCATGAACCAATCATTCAATGATGTAATTGCATCGTCTGTAGGAGGAGTGTATAAAGGAATATCATTCTTATCTTCGCAAATCATTACAGTTCCATCAGTTGCAATATATCCATAATGGATCCTATATACATTAGGAGATGTAATGTGTTGTACAACACGGTGTTCAGGATGTTGTAGAAGGAGTGATGCAAACTGTGCAATAGGAGCACCAGATCCAGCAGTTTCTGCTTCAAGACCGAGTGCAATACGTAGTGCTTCGAGACTTGTTCCAACACCTTTGGATGCCATTGCATCCACGAGAAGTTCAGTAAATGATCGTGATGAATAGAAACCACTTGATGCTCCAATACGTGTTCGTGTTGCAATATGAATAGGACGACCTTCTTCATGTGCAGTTGTAAATATATTCATATTAACACCCTCCAAATACTCTTCAAAATGATATTTATTAGCTGCATCTTTCATAACCCATTGTGAAGGATCTTCTTTCATTGCTTTTGGTGGTGCAACTGATAGAGGACGATTTAGCACAGTATTCCATACAACGGATCTGAACCACCTTACATGTTCCATCTCCATTTTGGAAATTGATTTATTATAATGAATAATTACAAGTTCATTAGTTTGCTTCGTAATTTGTAGGCATCCTCCTTCATCACTTATCAAGAATGTGCGTAACTGATCCCAAGTAGGATATAGTTTGATTAGATCTCTAAAATATGGTATAATATATGATACTGTGTTTGACATCTTCTAAATATGACTAGAATTAGTATGAACTACTATTAATATATATGACACAGTTTATCTTTAAATTTAACTGTCAAATTTTTGCAGGTCAAAAGGGTTAATTAATTACACCTAAAATACAGTCAAAATCAATAGAAAGATTAGTATGAGTTCCTCTGACGATAATAGTACAATATATGAATCATCAGAATATGAAGATAGTAATAGTAGTCCGGTTTCAAATTCTTCAGAAGAAGGCAGTAGTTTGATAAACAGTAGTCAGGAAAGCAGCAGTCAGCTAGACATCAGTCAGGAGGAGACACAAGAAAACAGTCAGGTGGATGACAGTAACCAGGAGAATGATATAATAACAGGGAATGAAATTAATACTGTCAAAGAAGAGGATGATATACTACTTGAATTGGGTGATCGTATAATTATTGACAGTACTCGTTATGGACGTATTACAGGACGTATATATTATCGCGATGATGAATTAATTCGTATATTACCAGATGGTATATCAGATCGTCTATATGATTTTGAATTAATTGATAATGATTTTGATGAAGATGTGAAGGATATTGCATTATTGGAGAAGAGAATAACAGATAGTTTTGTTACACAACATAATCTTCGTGCAGGTCAAATACTTACTACATATACCTCAGCTGGTGAACAAGGTCAACAATATGAAATTGTTAGAGTAAATGATACAATAGACCGTATTCGTATTCGTGATGCTGCAGGTACAGAATCAGTAATATCATTCAGTTTCATTGGAATTCCACGAGATCTACCATTTGTTATAGTACGTGGTACAGAATCTCCTGCTGATGTAACTGCTGCAACTGTAAACGATGATGATGCTGCTGCTGCAACTGCTACTGTGCAACCACCTCCTGTTGCTGAGATGACTGCAGAAGATGAACCAACTGAAGAAGAAATTACTGCTTCTATTAATTTACATCACAATGCTGTATCTTCTGAAGAAATCGAAGAAGAAGTTGAACTCCCTATTATTGGTTTCATTGATATTCCTGTATTACTCGAAATGACAGAGATCCCTAAATCACAACGATTATTTCCAGAAGAAATGCAAAAAGCAGATGCATTAAATGATCTCCTTCAAACACTTGATGCTGCTCAACAAAAGAATCTAACAGCAATAAAACGTATACGCATACTAACGGAACTCCTATCATACTTGAAGAATGAAGTCATCCATTATGATGAGAATAATATGCCTCGATTACGTGCAACATCCGTTGATACTCTTCGTGATATGTTACATAGTGTTCATGTACCACTCGGTCGTCCTGTATTAGATATTAAGAAACGTGTATATTATGCACCATCAGAAAAGAAGGAGAAGAAACGTTGGGGAAAAAAGAAGAAAACTATCAATGAACCTGAACCAAGCGAAGAAGATCGCCAAGATGAGGCGAAACAAATGGAAGATGATGAACTCCATAAATTAACGGAGGAACAATCACAATATTTATATCAAATTCCATTTGCAACGGAGCTCGAAAATTTCTTAAATGCTCATCAAACACAATCAACTGGTTCTACAGGATATAATATTAATTTCTGGATATGGCTTCCCAGTGTTTTATCACGTTTTGCACGGACATGGGTTCCAACAGAAACGGAAACAATTAAAGAGAAATGGAGTGCCATTGCAGATACAGAATTTTTCCGTTCAGAACTTCCTGCAGATGATGAAGAGAACGCAACTTTAGCTGGTATTATACCTTCTGGTAAACCAGATGCGCAACCATTTATTGGTTCCATTAAATACGGTTATGAGCGCGCCCTATCATCTACATTTCGTGCAGATGAAAAGAAACGTAAGAGACTATTAATTGAATCAGAAAGTGCCCCATTAAAATCATATTTACTTTTCCCATTAAAAACAGAAGCGAAGATCGGTTCAACGCGTACAGGATCACTTGCGAAAGATATTGAATCTGCTCAGGCTGAACCAAAATGGATGTCACGTATTTTGAAAGAAAATAAGATAGAGGAAACACCTACATCTACTGGTATTCTTGCATTGGGTTCTACAGGAAACACCATTGGAAATATTTCATTGGCCGATTATTTTGATGCTCTACAGCTCCCCACTACATCAATGAATGGTATTGCTGATCTTGTTGCTGCATTACATCCATTTGGTATAGAACATATGGAATTATCTGCGGATTTATTTAAAATTCTACAGAAGAAAATACAGGAATATAATGCAAGTTTGAAAACATATATACAGGGACTTCGTGATGAATTAGTGGCAATCAGTAAAACAGAAAGAATACTACCAGCTGGTATATTATCAGCAGAAGCTGCTGCTGCACAAGATGGTGCTCTACAAGGTGAACCGATTTTACAAGAAACACTTTCAGAATTACGTAGACAGGCTCCTAATATCGCCACAATGGATTTGGCGAAATTGGTCCATCTATTAAATACATATCCTGATTTGACAATTGCAACGTTGGGTGCTGTTCCTGCAATACAAAATCGTGCACGTCTTCGTGCAGCACGCGATGAATTCATTGAAGCACTTCATATTGCCAAGCGTCTACAAATAGCCGAAATGGAAAAAGGTGTTGAACCAACTGAAAACCCATGTGAACATGCAGCAATGTTGAAAGATATTCGACGTATAACAGATGATAATGAACGTATGCAATTCCTAGTGAAATACTTGAATAAATATCAAGGAGAACGTGTAGATAATTGGATTAACTGTTCACGGTGTAATCAACATATGTTATGTCTACATGAATTCAATTTATTACAACAATTCTTGAAACCACGTGAGAAACAAGTACTTCAAAAAGAATTAATCCTACAATTTGCTGGACCACTCTTCTCAGGTAAATATACATGTCGTAATTGTGGTCAACCATTCGCAGAGATGAAATATGATACTAATCTTGAATTTGATGATGAAGGAAATCCTCTGATGGGACGCGCGGTATTGGTGGATGATGATGCAGTTAAAGAAGAAGCACTCGATAATGCACTAGGCCCACAAATAGGATCAGATGATAATCCTATAGAAGAAACTCTCGGTGATCTATTGAAACATCCAAAACAGAAATCAATATATTTCATAGCAAAACAAATATCCAATCGCGTAGGTATATTTTTGGATGTGGATTCATATAAGAAGGTAATTAAACGGGCAAATAAATATATTAAAACACTTGATACACGCGAAGAATATAAGAAAAAAGCGAAGGAATCTGGGCGTGATGCAATGGACTATGATGTATATCTTGCACGTATAACTGTATGTATAACAGCAGTATATTTATTAATACAAATTCAAACACGAATACCTAATTTCACAGTGCGTTATACATTACGTGGATGTAATCCACCTGGTTTTGATGGATATCCATTGGGTAAAGAAGATAATAAAACAGGTATAAATTATATTGCATGTGCTATATCATCCATACAACGTAATGAACCACCATGGAATTCCACGGGATTTTTGGCAGAAAGACAGGATGCTGTACGTCAGAAGCGTATAATGCAATATATTGATGCACTTTTGAAGAAAGTTATAAATGATCCTGATATACAAATAGATATTACTAAGAAACGGCATTATTTGGAGACTACATTTGGTTCTGAATATGCAGAAGGTGGTGCACTTAGTGAAATAATACCTACAAGATTCTTACCTATACCATACAAAAGAACTCCTGAAAGTAATGCAGCAGAGCCACTTGTTGATGGTGCAACACCTGCGATACAGGCACAGTTATGGATTCAAACAGGAAATGAACAGGCAGAAAAGACAGCAACTATTTTGCAGGGATCACCTTTTGCAGACAGTACATGTTGTAAATCTGATATTACACAGCCAGGTGCATTCTGGGAGAAAGATATGCCGCAGTTAGGAGAGAGACGTATGCAGCCATCAGTTGCACGAGGTGGATCACGACTAGCACCACAATTTACACCACGACCAATGGCACAGCTCTTAGCTGATGCACCAGAAAGTATATATTATCGTGTATTCCTGAAAGTGTGTTTTAGAGGTCCTCGTATTGGTCATCCACATGAACTCGGTATGAACCTGAAATGTCCCTGGTGTGATTTCGTATTTCCATTCCATCCTATGTTACAACAAACCGCATCCAAAGATGAAAAAGCAGAGATGGACAAACATCTAGAAATGGCATTAGAATCACAAGGTATTGATATAACTCCTACGAGTTTCCAAGAATTATTGGATGCAACACATAATGTAAATTTATTACCTGCTTATAATGCACCTGCATTCGAAGATACTGCAAATATATTTAATAAACTGACTTCATTGAATACAGTACCTATGGCAGATGAAGAAGAATGGAAAGCATTAGTAGAAAGCATACGTGGTGAATTCAGTGATCTTGAAGTCAATGCATCTAATACAGATGTTGCACTAGCTTCAAAGGATATAGTTGAATTGATTAAACAATATGAATCACAATTCCTGAAACGTATGAAAGAAAAAATGTTTGCCATATATTTGAAGATTGTCTCTCTATCTTTCGAAAATTATGCGGAAGTTTTATTAACATATTTCATTCAGCCAATTGCACGCCTATTAAATAATTTCAATTCAGACAGTTTAGTATTTATACAGCCAGAATATAAATTAGCACAACAGCATGTAGATGTTCTACAAAATAATGTATTAAAACCAGAAGTCAATATTATGACAGTATATTCAGAACATATTAATAGTGAAGATGCTACATTTATTAGAGCAAAATTACAACAATGCAAACAGCAGTTAATTGCCGTGAAAAAGATGACATCTGATATTCTCACAATACCATATGGACCCTACTCTGTCTTACAAACATATATAAAACGCCTATTATTAATCGCACCTCTAACAGAAATGCTTAATGGTAATATAATACCTGTATTCGCAACTGAATCTGACAGTGTTCCTGTTAGAATATTAAATGATCTTTTGGCCGATTGTTTGAAGAAATATAATAAAGAGCGATTAGGATATTCAATGGAAGATATCAAAGAAGAATTAATGGTTCGTTCAGAAAAGGAGAAGAATGAGTTTATTAAGTTTTTCGATAGGATGTCTGATGATGAGAAGGCTGCAGAGAAAATGAAGAAGATGTTGGGTATTGGTCGTTGGGCAGTAGGTGGTACAGCTGCGATTCGTATATATGACGCAGATCGTTGGGATGCTGAACGTGCTGAACGTGCTGCAGCAGGTATTATGGATTTTGCTGCACAACCTGATGGTGATATTGGTCCATCTGATGGGCGTGATTATGATGATATGGGTATTATGAATTATGGTGCAGGAGGCGAAGATGGTTATGATAATGTACAAATAAAAGAAGACGATTATTAAATAGATTTTTAAGAAGTATACAATGAAGGTATTAATAGTAAGTGGACTGATTTATCTATTGGGTATATCTATTGTACTGTTTTTTCGTCCGGCTATAATGTTCAATGATAAGGGTGAGTGGAAGGAGTTTGGTATTGGTCGCGATCAATCTCATTTTACACCATTTCCATTCTGGATGTTTGTATTTCTTTGGGCCATATCTAGTTATATAATTGCCAGATTAATTTTCAAATTAGTGGACATATTCAATACAACTGCAACCACTGCCTCCATTAATACGAATAGTAATAAACGTAATATTCGTAAAAATAGTATTATAGAATCACCCCAAGAGGAATTATTTATGGATGATATAACACCTCCCACAGACCGAAAAGAATTAATTCCTGGATATTATATATTAAATACTACATCATTAAAACGCGGTAGTCCGAAATATAAATATTATGGAACGAAACCTCCTGTCGATATTGAATAAATTATTTGGGACAAGTTGCTACAAATGTTGCAGCTATGATTTGAGAATATAATGCTCCCCAAAATGTAATAAATGTTATAGCAATATTATTTATTACATCATCTTTTAATTGAACAGCAGCAGCACGAACAGGATATAATAAGAATGGCATAAATGATGTTATAATTAACCCAATATATATTGATACTGGCGTTATTCCAGATACTAAGAGTAATTGTTTCATCGTTATTTTGTCACATTGTAGATTCTGAATAATTGCATTAAATCCCATACTCACAAAATATCCAATTAATGGTAAAATTCCCCATTTAATTAAGAATCCTACACCAGATAATAATGGAAGTATATATATCAATAAAACAGCTACAATTATTGTAATTGTTAATGCTGAACTTATTGTTAGTACATATCGGGTAACAGTATCACCACTAGATCCAGCCATTTATTTATTACAGTATATTAATATTATAATATAATCACAATAATCATATTATAATATTTTTGTATGTTAATTATGTGCAACAATCCATTTAAGATGATTTGAAACCTTCTGCTGCAGCCTCCATTTTACGTTGAATAGCTAGATCACCATCTTCGGAAAAAATTGCATTTATGCCCGTGGAATCTTGATTACTAGATGACACAGGTTCATTATCTCCACCAATAATCTGCTTGGATGGACGTGACTTCTTCTGCTCTTTATAGAATTGATCACGGGCTTCTTCGTTCTCCTTATACTTCTTCATTAGATTATTCAGAGTATCATTCGCATATTCATGTTTGTCAATCTGACTAGGGTTAGGATCCCATGGTAGCCATTTACCCACTTCACCAATAAGAATATTATGAATAGGATCAGAACGTTGTAGCTTCTTTGCACGCGCTTCAGCTTCTGCAGTTGTTGCATATGCACCACGAATCTTCAACCCACGCATTGTAGTACGAAAATCATTCTTCTCGAAGAACTTATCCTCTAGATCCTTCTGCTTTCTTGAAAGGAAATCATTATATGAATCTACAATGGCAGTTTGATTAATATCACGCTGATTCTTGCGAACATATTCATGGAAACTATTAATTAGTCCATCAATTTCTACGCGATTCTTACGTAGATTATCTGCGGCCTCTGTATTACCAGCAGATTCGATACTATCAGCTTTATCAGTAATATCCTTGTTAATTTTTTGTACAAATGATGCAATATATGTCTCGAATGATTTAGTACGAATCTGGAATTCGTAGTCCTCTAGAAATTTCTCGAAAAAGAAGTTCTCCTTCTTTGCAAGAACATTTTCAGGACTAATGAAACTTAGCAGTACAAATTTTTGACTGGGAATTTCCGGATCTTCATCGAGAAAATCCTCTTTTACATTATTATTGGTATTATTCATCTTATCCGACATTTTATTTACATATGAATAGTACCTTATTTTTAGGCACTTTATTTAACAATAACATGTGGATTTTTTCTTAATATTCAATATAAGAAAATGGATCTCTCTATGAATGAACTTGTTTCCCGTATCGTTAAATATTTAGTTGAAGGTCTTGTTGTCGCCATTGCTGCTATCTTTATCCCTAAGAAGAGCCTCCCTCTCGATGAAGTAATGACCCTTGCCATCCTCGCTGCTGCCGTCTTTGCTCTACTCGATCTCTTCGTACCTTCCATCGGTGCCAGTGCACGTAACGGTGTTGGTCTCTCCCTTGGTGCTGGCATTGCTGGTGGCTTCCCTGTTCGCATGTAAGGGTCATTTACATGCGGTAAATCATTAACATAATATAATATAACTATATATTGTTATTGATTGTGTGAGGAATATTATATAGTACGTATAAATTCCCATTTCATATCATCACATATTTGTTTCCATATACAATCCTGTGCATATAGTTTATCGCGGTTTTTCAACAGTGGAAAACAAGGTAAGAATTCATCCAGCTCCAACAGTTCACAGAACTTATACAGCACATATGAATATGACAGGAAATTCGATCTATCAGGAGGACAGTATTTTTGGAAGGATTGCTGTATTTCGCGAAACATTGCGCGCAATTTCTCTTCATTTTCACGCGACATTACAGGTGCAGTAGCACCATTAAGACGATTTAATATATGTGGAATATGTTCATAGTATTTCGTAAATTTCAATTTCTTCAGAATCTCACGTATTTTGGTGGATTTCAATGAAGACATATTTATGATACGTTCCTTCTTCAGTTCAACAAGAATGGAATCATATACCTCCTGTGGAATCTCCGTTGATTCCTTTGCTTGAAATTGTGCAAGCCATTCATTGAAATGATTAATACGTTTGTATGCATAATAGCATATTTCACGTGGAGGATCTTTGTATGATGGTTTATCACTGTCAATTAATATATGATCCTGAAATCCA